CCTCAGAATAGTGATAGTCCTACTAATGGTGATGCGGCAGTTAAGCTGCTCAAGGCGACAAACCCGAGCAGACCTAGCATATCGCTACCCAACGCCTTATGGGAACTCAGGGAATTACCTGATCTCATTCGGAATGAGGGGAATACTCTTTTACAAAGAGCGGGATCTCTCCACCTGAATATTCAGTTTGGATGGCTCCCTACCATTAGTGATCTCGAGAATTTGCTTAATTTTACCGGATCCGTCGCAAAACGGACTAAGGAATTGAAAGCTCTTTACTCGAGTGGACTTAAGAGAAAGCGCGTCCTGTACAATGGTAGTGCTGTGGAATCTGACTCCGTGTCAATCAATTCTTGGTTGCTCGGTCTTTCAGCCCACTACACATCTGTTGGTACAGAAAAGGTATGGGGATACGTAGAATGGCAGCCCGATAAGGACCACCATTTCCCCACTACCGACGACGCTATGCACTCACTAGCTAGACAAGCTGTTCTAGGCTTACGCCTAGATTTGTCTACAGCCTGGGAAGCAATTCCCTGGTCTTGGCTAGTCGACTGGTGTTCCAATGTTGGTGATTATTTTCTTGCCAATAGGAACATTGTCGGTGCCAGTCCTGGTCCTGTATATATTATGCGGACTCGTACTGGAGAGACTACATATGTCGCGGACAACACTTATGGGAACACCCTCATTCCTGGGGGTTACCCAACGGTGAAACGTACGCGAGTAATGAAATCTCGAGTGCAGGCTCATCCTTCCATATCTGCCCAACTGCCGTTTTTATCTTTGCGGCAGCTGTCGATCCTTGGTGCAATCGGCGTAACCCGTCGAACACGGGGACGCTGATCTAACCTAGGAGCAACCAATCATGTTCGCTGATACCCTTACTATTACTATCGATGGGACACCTCTTAACGTTACTCGCATTAATCAGGATGGGTATTCTTCCGAATACTTTACCCGATATGCGTTTGGCGATCTGAGGCTTAACATTCGCCACTCGTCTTATCTTGATAAGACGCGCAGCGGTGTCAAGGTCGACCGGCACACTGTGCAGGCCGTCTATACCCTCGTACCGGTTTCACCCAGTACGATTTCTACGGTTCGTAAAGCCTACGCTGTCATCGAAAATGATGTCAACGATGGTGTAACGGATCCGTTGAAGTTCGACCTTGGTTTTGTTGGCTTTCTTACGAGCGCCAATATTGCCAAGATGCTCAATTGGGAATCTTAATCCCCATATGAGCTAAGTCAGGGTCTTTATTCAGCGGGCTGGATCATACCCCTCGAAAGGAGGATGTGATGAAAAGCCAGTTGAATGAGAGGTTGCTTAACATCGCAACTGGACTACTTAAAGATGTCCAGTTGGCGTACCCCACAATTGGGGTTAGTCGTGATTTAAAACGGCTCACCCTACTTTCGAAGACAAGAGGTCTTGGGTTATTTACCCTTGATCTCCCTTCACTCGATAGCCTCCTTTTGGAGGGCCTTCGTTTGAATCGTCTTCACCTGAGAGGACCGATTTCTCATCGTGTCTCTCAAAGGTGCCATGTGCCTGAATTTCTTCAGGGACTATGGTTACGAGTCTTCGATCGTTGTGGTGTCTTAAGACCTGATGCCGACCCAACCGCGATTGCATTCCTACGGCAGCTATGCTGCCTTGGGAAGAAAATCACGGCGGTATGCACACCTGACCGCATTAAAAACGCTGTCAAGGAGTACATATATGTCGACCGAACCCTCAGTTCCCCCACCCTTAACTGGGCGGGAGGAGAGTTCGACTACTACATCAAAAATGGCGAAAATTGTAGTTTTCTTGACTACACTCGCCCCGCTTGTGAAGAATCTCCTGAGTTTATTCACAAAACGCAGGAAGTAGGTGATGTTGGATTCCTTCATCCCTACTCGAGATGCTCGCGTGTATTTAGTACACGGCGAGATACTTGGACCCTTCGCATACGACCCATCCTTGGTCTTTCTTGGACAGGTCTACGCGGTAGATCCAACGACTCACGCACGGAAAGTTATAATGTGCGTATGCCGTTGGTGTCCGAAGCTGGAGGAGCACGTGATAGTGAACCTCTTGAGGTATCGGGAGAAGCATCGAAAGGCGCTTCGCTACCGGTACAAACTTCGAGACAAGTAGTAGCATCACTCGCATCTCTTCAACTTATTTGTGATGAGATGTGTGATATGTTTCCCGCGTTCCATTCTGTAGCCTATTCAGACTATAGATATGAGTATCACGGTGACATAGGTCTGAGACACGGTCCCGGTGCTGTTTCTGACGCAAAAGGGAAGTTCGATAAATTCGAATTTCCAACTTGGCCCAGAAAGCTAGAGTCGATGTTTCCTTTTGACGACCTTGTTGGAAGTCTGAGGAGCGATCGTTCGCCTACCGATGAAGAATATCCGTCGCAGCTAATTGCTGTTCCAAAAACAGCAAAGACGCCACGGCTGATAGCGTGTGAACCCACATCATTGATGTGGGCGCAACAGCTCTTGAGCTGTTATCTTCAGGAGTACATCTCCTATAGTCCGTTTTCACGGATTATAGATTTTCGTCGGCAAGATTTGTCGCGAGAGATGGTGCGTCTAGCATCCTGTACAGGCGATCTGGCTACAGTCGATTTATCATCGGCTTCGGACAGATTATCGTGCAAGGTGATCGAACGTATGTTTAGAAAACATCCTACGATCATTCATGCACTTTATGCCTGTAGGACGAGTCATGTAGCCGTGAAAATCGGTGACCATGACGAGCTTATTCGTAAGAATAAGTTTGCGTCCCAGGGATCAGCAGTTACCTTCCCAATCCAAACACTCTTCTTCGCTTGTTGCGTTCTGGCAGTGATGCCAGGACGTGATATCGCTGAAAGGGTGCGCAAATTTGGAAGGAGCGTCCGGGTCTTCGGGGATGATATCATTCTTCCCCGTCGATGGTACGCTAAGCTTCGTGACTTGCTCGACCACCTAGAGCTCAAAGTAAACGATGAAAAATCGTTCCACGATGGGTTATTTCGGGAGTCTTGCGGGTTTGACGGTTTTAAGGGTTACGATGTGACCCCCGTCAAACCTATGTCACTTAGCTTCGATGGGCCAGAATCCAGGGCAAGTAGTCTCGACTTCTCCAACAACCTTTTTATAAAGGGATATTGGAATGCCGCGATTGCAGCTGAATCGACTCTTCAGGTTGCTGTTTCTCAGCTTCCTGTTGTGGGTCTGGATTCTGGATCCATCGGTCTTACCTCGTTTTGTGGTGGCAGCTCAGACCATCTATATTCTAGATGGAACAAGCACCTCCATAAGAAAGAGGTTCGAATTCGAGGATTTACTTCTCGAGTCCGAATTATGAAGACCGATGGGCCCCTTGCGCTACTCAGATTTTTCTCTGATTCCGGGAGTGCACGACGTAGTAATGTCGCGTACCAGAACGGATATGTAGTCAAGGGTGGCACCAGAGATGGTGCCAAATGGGTGGATGCCGGCATGTGAGATTGTATCTCACTTAGCCCTAAAAGGCTACCGGCGGTTCCTTCGGGAGCAATTATTTTCTCCCGATGAGGGCTCCGTAGTATTACTACACTGTGG